GTATCTAGTGCAATACATCCTTGTGCGAGATACCAAAGAATATCACCCATCTCACGTTTTAGGTGATAGATGGTGTGTTCATCCATAGGCTTACCTTGGAATACACATTTCTTTACAATCTCTGTGAACTCACCACCTTCTGCACAAATACCTAGTGCAGCGGTAATCAGTCGCTCTGGTTTCACAGAACCTTCAGTCATCTCATCAATAATATCTAGTGAGTCTGAAAATGCTTGTGGGTCTTTTGATTCATCGCTTGTTACTTCGTCAACAAAACGAGTATAGTCGAGTAGAAAGTCTTTATCCATTACGAATCTCCAAAGGTAGCGTTATAAGTGTTGTACACTATAACAGATAATTTGTGGTTTGTCAATGACTTTTAACCTAAGAGTCCTTTATTTGGTAAGGCAATACCACTCGTTTGTTGCGTCCAACCATTTGCAATCTCTTCTGCTGTTTCGATAACATACAGAACAGAATTCTTAGGGAAAGTGAAATCTCCCTTTGGTTCAATACCTGTCATACTTATTCCGTTGACAAGCCCTACGCCCTGTTGTGTGACTTGTACCATTCTAGGACGATTGATGATAACACCAGTAAAGTCATCAAGTACAAGTTTACCTACAATCTCTGCTCCGTTGTTTAGTACAACGGTAACTATTGTTCCTTTATTCATTTTATTGCAATCGCTCCTACAAATGTGTGGTTACGCCAGAATGGCTGTACTTTATCGTCTGCAAACCCAGCATCATAAAGATTTAATAGGATTTCACTCCATGTGTTGGGTTTCATCATGTGACGCAGAGTTCTCTCCTTGTCCATAATATCTTCAGTTGTAAATGTTTGTCTTTTATAATCATAGTAATTGAATGTCATCATATCCTGTAGTCTTGCATCTTCACATACAGTTTTTTCTGCAAAGATAAAAGCACCACCAGTATTCAATCCATCATAAATTTTAGACAAAACTTCTTGTCTGTGTCGAGGCGGCATGAACTGTAGTGTAAAGATAGATGTCACTAGAGAACAGTTTTCAAAACTGTAGTTGCGAATATCGTCCTTTACAAAATCAACAGAAGCCCATGGGTTCATAGAAGTAAGTTCTTCATACCGTTTATCCAAATCACCAAAGAACCCCTCTGCAATTTCAACTCCAATATAGTTTGCATTGTAACAGTGATCTTGGTTCTCTTCAAGAAGAGCCTTAGTCAGTTTGCCTGTAGAACAACCAATGTCTACAACATTCGTATCATCTTCCACAAAGTAACGTGAATAATTTACAACATCATTAAGTAGATGACTGTATCCACGAATAGAATGTTCAATGTGTTCATCAAAACCTTCTTCTCTATGTGCAAATGTAAAGTCAGCCATTATATCTCCTTCAGTACCTTTTCGTATACAGATTCAGCAATCGCCTTCATCATCAGAGGAGGCACCATCCTTCCAATGCGTTCTGATTTCTGATTCCACTTACCAGTTAGTTTGAAATCGTCTGGCAACGATTGAATGCGTTTTAGTTCGCCAAGTGTAAGTTTTCTAGGTTCACTCCAATGAAAAGCACCAGCAGTTGTATCATTACTACCCATTGCAGTTAGTGTTGGGGCAGGTTGATACTGTGAAACTCTTTTAAGATTGAAGTGGTGTCCCTTTGGGTGATAGTCACCACCTGTCAGAACCTTGTCTGGATCGACAGGCATAACACTTCCAGTTTGTTTCCAATACGCAGTGTTACTAAACTTTTCAGTTAGATACTTCACTTCTTCATCGTCATACTCCAATCCAATTAGTGCATCTTTTAATGGAACAACGTCTGGCAACTCTTGTGGAAAGACGTTACCAATAGTCATAAAGTTCAGTCCAGCTTTCTCTGTGATATCGTTACGAACACCGATAAAGAATACCCTTGTTCTTGTCTGTGAGATACCAAAGTATCGACTGTCCAATACCTTTGCAACAACATCGTATCCAATGTCCTCAAAAGTATTCTGAATCTTGTTAAAGTATTCTTTGGCCTCACCAATAGTAAGTCCCTTTACATTCTCTGCAATAATTACCTTTGGGCGAATATCATTTGCAACTCGTAGAAACTCAAAGAATAAGTCCTCAATGTTTTCTACCATCTTACCATCTGAATAGTTCTTAGTCTGCCCCCACCCATCAGAGTGTTTACCATCCTTAGAGTGTGACAGTTTACCAGCGACTGAGAATGCAGAACATGGTGGCGAACCATCTAGAATATCAAGTTCACCCACTTCAAGTCCAGCAATATCCAAAAAGTCTTTACCAGACAACTGTTTGATATCGCCTGGCAAGATTGGTGTGTCTGGATAATTTTCTCTGTATGTGTTCTGGGCTTCTTCTACAAACTCATTGACACACAGAATCTTACCGCCTGCAAGTCGATATCCTGTAGAAGAACCACCCCCACCAGCGAAAGTAGAGATGACTTTGAATTTGTTTTGATTAGATGCTTTAACAACATCTTCTAGATTATATGGTTCATACTTCATACAAAAAATTCCTCTAACGTATTTGTATTATTTAGCATCCACCAATCCTTACAAATATCCATAATTCTAGTTCTATTCCTAAAGTTTATTTCTTTATCGTCTATCAAAGTTTCAAACAAGTCAACTATACCACAATCTATCTGTAAATTCAAGTGATTTTTAACATTTCCTATAAATTTAAATTGTTCAAATGCATCTCTAACATGATGTTTCTGATATGGATTATTAAGCTCTTCCCAACTTTTACTGTAAAAGAATTCCTTTACTTCTGGGGTTAGGTATGGTGTAACAAATATTTTTTCATGTTTATCTGCTACCTTCTTGTGCCACTTATATCCAGCACACATATCTGGTTTAAAGTAATTGTCTCTAAATTCATCGAACAGTTCTTGTGTGTGTTTGTAGTTAAGCACTGCCTTCTTACTGATACCATAATACCCATCTGCAGCCCAACCAGACAAAACATACTTCTGTTTAATTTGTGGATAGATATAGAGGAATGGATACACACATTCAAAATGTGTTTTCTTTCTACAGTCTAGTTCTACAAGTCTATGAAAGTCTTGTTTGAGATTATTGGTTGGAATGGAAACGCCTGTGAAGTTCCAACCAAAATGTTCTGCTACATCTTTGGCCTTCTGAAAATCATACGAAACATTTGTATCTAAATGAAAACTATATGCGTGAACAGTTTTCCCTACATCAGATGCGGCAAATGCCACTGAGAGGGAATCAACTCCCCCACTCAGCAGCACTGCAACTTCTTGTTCTAATACTTGTTGTCTAGTGACGTTTCTTAGAATGTCACCTATCATGCAGCAACATTCTCCTTTTTGAATTCTTCATCAGACTTTGCACCCTTTAACAGATTGTCTTTTTCTAAAAGAACTTGTAGGTTTGAAGGTTCTGTAATACCACCAGCACGAACACCAGCACTTCTAGGAATTATATGATCTCCATGAACATCATTTATATCACACGGTGTTCCATTCAGTTCTTCACACTCACCAACTGATTTCCACCGCTCTCTGATATCTTTGATATTGAATGAAGCCCGTGAGTCGTATAGTGTGATACCGAATTCTCTTTCATCTTGACTTTTACCATTTTGACAAATAGAATCAAATTCGTCTTTTATCCATTTCCATGCCATTTTATCTTTGTCTCTATTTTTGTATTGTGTCAAGTATCCGATAAAAGCTTCAGATATCATTCTTTTCTTTTTTTCACCTTCAGTCCAAACACCAACTTCATCATTATCGGATATGTCTTGCATCAATCGACTAAAATTCTTTGCAAACATTTTGTAGTCGATGCTCAATTTTCCATTCCAAATCATGGTATAGTTTTGGACTTTTAATTCTTTATTATATTCAAAATACCACCGAACTAAAGCATTCACCAAACTTTGGGCTTTTTTGTATGCATGTTTTTTTGGCCAATTGGAAAGAACGCCATAAAGAAAATCACAAACTTGAATTGTGTCATTTTTTACTTTATCAAACAATTTTGGTTTGACAGCATATTCTCCAGGCTGGGTAATAACTTTAGAACCTTTTTTATAAAGTTCGTTTAAGTCATTGTGATCAGCATTTACCATAGAATTAGTTGCAGCTGCATACAAGAAAATTCTTGC